TCCGATGTTCGATGAGGGTCCGGAATACAGGAACAACTGCCAGCGTTGCGTCGTCGCTTACGAAATGCGCAGGCGAGGATACGCAGTCACCGCGATGCCGAGGCCGATGGATCCCAGGACAGGACTTCCGGCCTTGGACACGGACACTAACCGGTGGGGAAGCTCCTTTAAAGGCGATTGGCGGTCTTGTGGCTCCGATTCAGGTCTTGATGGCGCTTCGGCGCTTTTGGATGAATGGGGCAAAGGCAGCCGCGCGTTCGTCGAAGTGGAGTGGCTTGATGGAACGAGGCATGTCTTCGTCGCGGAGAACCTGAAAGACGGGATACATTTCATGGACCCGCAAACCGGGTCGATGAACGTGTCAAGGTATTTCGAAATGGTCAACCATGGCATGACACGTATAATGAGGGTAGACGATGCGGAACCTACTGAACTGGTGTTGAAATACTGCAAGGAGGGCCAGAGATGATATTGACGGATGCCATCGGCCTCGTCCTTGCCGAATATCCCGGCATGAGGGCGATAGGCGCTGCGGAAAATTCCGACGCATGGATCATCGGCCTTGATTTCGCCGCTTCGACCAGTGAACATCCGGTACCTGGAACGCCAAGCATCGCGGTCGATAAAACATCAGGCGTTTTGCATAGCCTTACTCCTGGAACGGATGAATTCTGGCATTACATGACCGGTGCCAGGAAAGTGCCCATCCCACAGGTCTGAAATCATTCCAAGCCACCCACATGGGTGGCTTTTCTTATGCCATTTTTGGTGGATTGCCGGAGTAGACGAACGGACCCGACTGTAAATCGGGTGCTTCACAGCCACGCAGGTGCGAATCCTGCATCCACCACTCGACCAGCCGGTCCGGTTGGCGGCGACCATGCGCCGTATCGCGTGGGAGGACCATACAGCGCACCGTGGCGCGGTCGAACTCGAATCCACGGGAAACAGCAAGAAGGAGCACAGCATGTTCAACAGATTCCGATTCCCGGCCCGTATCCGTCTCATCGACGGCGGCGGGGACGAGGGCGGTTCCGGCGATAGTGGCGACGGCGGCGAGCCGAAATCGTTCACCCAGGAACAGGTCGACCAGATCGTCGAGAAAAGGTTGGCGAAGGAGCGCGGCAAGTACAAGGACTACGACGAGCTCAAATCAAAAGCCATGAAACTCGACGAGATGGAGAACGCCGGAAAGAGCGAAATCGACAAGCTTAAGGAATCGAACGCCGCATTGCGCAAGCAGATCGACGACGCCGCGGCCGAGAAACAGCACGCCGAATGGGTGTCCGAAGTCGCTAAAGACAAGGACGTTCCGGCCGAACTGCTCCGCGGCGGCAGCAAAGAGGAACTCGAAGCGCATGCGGACCTCCTGCGAGCGGCATTGCATCCAGCATCCAAGCCGCCGAGGGTGAAGAACCAGACAGGCTCTCCTTCGCACCAGAACAACAACAAGGACGCCGAAGAGCTCTCGTACATCCATCAGCTCCTCGGCAGATAACGACTGAAAGGACAAGCCATCATGGCGATGAAAACAGACCAGATCAAGCTCCCCGTGAGCGTGGCCACCGAAATCGTGAACAAGGCCAAGGACACCAGCACCATCGCGTCCCTGAGCCCCAGCACGCCGCAGATCTTCTCCGACGCCGACTACCTCGTGTTCAACGGCAAGAGCGAAGCCGAGGTCGTGGCCGAAGGCGCGGTCAAGAACAGTTACGAGCAGACCGTGGATTCCGTCGTGGCGAAGCGCTTCAAGGTGCAGACTACCACCCGCGTCACGAGCGAACTCCAGTGGGCCGACGAGGACAACCAGCTGCAGATCATCCGCAGCATCCAGGCGGATCAGGCAGCCGCTTTGGGCCGTGCGCTCGACTACGTGATCTACCATGCGATTAACCCGAAGACCGGCACCGCGCTTTCCGGATTCAACCCGTTGAGCACGTCCGCCGTGCAGGTGATCGCCGGCGATGACGAAATCAGCAACGTGGACGCCCTGGCCGATGCGCTGAACGACTCCTACGACATCAACGGCGTGGCATTGTCCAAGACTTGGGCGTCCCGTCTGCGCAAGCTGCGCGTCCCCTCCACCGGCATGCGCTTCTATCCGGAGATTCCGCTGAACCTGCAGGCCGGCAGCCTGGACGGCATCACCGCCGCGACCTCTGGCACCGTCAACGGACGACTGACCTCGACCCCGACGAAGGTGCTCGCGTTCATGGGAGACTTCAGCCTCATCAAATGGGGCATGGTCCGCGACCTGACCAGCGAGATTATCGCCTACGGCGACCCGGACCAGACCGGCGTGGACCTGAAGGCCCACAACCAGATCGCATACCGTACCGAAGCGATGTACGCGTTCGCCGTCATCGACCCGAACGCGTTCGCCGTGCTCAAGACCAAGTGAGGTGAACGATGAGTTTCCCCATCCAGACGCTTGTGATCAATCCCGCAGGCGAGGAAAAGCACACTGTCGGCCCGTTGGACGCGCAGGTGCGGCTTGTCAACACTGACGGCACCGCCTTCTCCGCCGGTTCCGGTGCCTACGAACTGCCGGAGGCCGGCAAGGACACCCTCGGCGGCATCAAGCAGTTCGCGCCCGAACAGACGATTGGCAACGTTGACGGCAATATCGTCAAGGCCGCCGCAGCCACTCCGACCAAGGATGAATTCGACAAGCTCGTCACGGCTTTCAATACTTTGGCGAAACAGTTCGATGACACTATCACCGGCCTCGCGGCCTCCGGGGTGATCAAGCTGCCGGACAAGAAGTGACCATGACGGACGAACCGGACATGTTCGCCACCTCCGACGATCTCGAACGGAGGTGGCACAAGCTCACCGACGAGGAACGTCAGAAAGCCGACACGCATCTCGCGGACGTGACCGACTACATCAAGGAACGCTCGCCCATCTGGCGGCGGCTCCTCGAAGAACGGCCACGCCTGCTGACGAAGATTACCTGCGACATCGTCCGCAGAATCATGCAGGCCGACCCGTACGACATTCCCGGCGGCATCACGCAGATGAACCAGACCACCGGCAGCTTCAGCGAACAATACAGTTTCGGAGCGCCCACCGGCGATCTCTGGCTGCGCGACGACGAGAAACGCATCCTCGGCATCAACGCCCAACGCGCGTTCAGCGTCGACATGGCAACGGGGGAGACGTCCTAGTGGAAACCATCGAAGTGTGGCGCGGCCAGTCCACCACCGACACGGACGGCAACCCCATCCAGGGCAAACCCGCCCGCGTCGGCACGTTCCAGGCGATGGTCGCGCCAACCTCCACCACCGACCAGACCGAGGAGAACGCCAGCCCGCAGACCACCGAATACACGATCCACATCCGCGGAAACCAACCGACCGGCATCCAGACCACCGACCTGATCAAAGTCAGGGGCCGGCTGCTGCCCGTCAAGGGCAAGCCGCAGGTGTGGGACAACCTCCACGGACGCCACATCGGCGACGTCATCACCGTGGGCGAACGGGAAGGATAAGCATGGCCAAACGATGCAGATTCGTATTCAACCGCAAGGCGTTCAGCCAACAGGTCCTCAAAAACGAGACATTGCGCTCGCGCATGAGGGACGCGGCCGAAGCCGCCGTAGAGGATGACCGTTGCATGGTCCGCGACCATGACGGCAAGAACCGCAGCGGCGTGGCGATCATCTGCCCGGCACCGGTGGAGAAGGCGCACGGCACGCTAGAGGACACGCTCGGAAGGATGCGCGTATGAGCATCCCGGTCACTCCCCGGCGCACGGAACCCCTGCTCCTGCCCAAACTGAGGACACTGTTCCCGGACGTGACGTTCGACACCATCGAACGAAGCGACCTCGAACCTCCCTTCACCGAAGCCACGCTGGCCGACTCCATACAAGGCATGAGCACCCCAATCTCGCAGTACGTGCGGCTGCGGCTGAGCGTGCGCTGCATGAGAGAGGACCATACGGGCGACTGGGACAAGGCCGCACGCCTGTGGGCCGACATCGCGAGGGAGATCATCGGGCTCGGAAACGTCGCGCCGCTCATCGACGCGTCACTCGAATCCGGGCCGGTACGCATGACTGACGAGGACAAGAGGCTGGTGTGCGCGTACGGAGTGCTCCTGCTCGAGGTCACCGTCAACTGAAACACAACCAAAGACAACGTGCCGCCACACGCGAAGAACGGAAAGGTGCAGACGAATGTCTGACAACAACGAAAAAACCACCGTCGCCGCGCAGGGCGCGACCGACTACGGGTACGTGTCCAGCGGCAACACCGCAGGCAACGTGCGCCTGATCAAGAACTACGCGCTGTTCCTGTTCCCCAAGGGCGACAGCACGTTCGTGGCTCCGACCGGAGTGGCCTGGACCCCGCCGGCAAGCAAGAAGCCGATCGGCTACTCCACGGAGGACGGCGCCGTACTGCATCCGGAACCGGGCGACAGCACCGACTACAAGGCCCACAACGGCGACATCGTGCTGTCCGACACGGATCCGGGCTACTGGACCCTGCAGCTCGCCGCCATGGAGGGCCGCAAGGATGTGGTGTCGGCCTACTTCGACGTGGACGTCGATCCGGACGGCGGCATCAGCATCAAGGGCGCCGGATTGAAGAAGGAGTGGATCCTCGTGCTGGTCGCGCTCGACCAGCAGGACCGTCCGTTCCTCCTGTACGGCACCAACGCGAAGGTGAGCGACCGTGACGACGTGAGCCTGAAATCCAGCGAGATCATGAACTTCAGCATGACGTTCAAGATGCTCAAGGGCACCAACGGCGAACAGTTCCACGCATGGGGCCTCGTCACTGAAGACGCCAAGTGACCCATTGATTCTTCCCGTGC